TACTGCGAAATCTGTTTTGGTAGCGGTAATTTCTATCTGGGGGACGGGGAGGTTGATTCAAGTGGGTGCGATTGCATTAAAGGGTTTGGGGGAAAAAAAATGTTCCTGGAGTGCCGAGTATGCCACCTTAGGGATAATTAATTTAGCCTATATGTAAAATAAGGCTTTACAACGTCAAGTAAAAGGATCATAGTTACACCTCATTCAACGCAGCAGGGGCTACACCATGAAAACTTTAATGGCAAACAAGACTTATATCGGACGCTTCATTTGTAACAGTGACAGCACTTTTGAAGTCAATGTTATCAAGCGCACCGAAAAATCAGTTACATTTTTGCACCCCCATACAGGTGAGAGCAAGCGAGCAAAGATCCATAGCCATGATGACGTTGAATTTTTTATGCCGCTAGGCAACTTTTCAATGTCACCAATCATAAGCGCCTAATTAAACCGCCCTTTCGGGGGCATTCAAACAAGGGGAATAAGATGAAACACGATATGAGCTACAACCAAATTAAAGCAATTGATAAGGCCGAAGAACTTAAAAACGATAACAGAATGGGCATTTTAGCCGCTGTTGTATTGTTTGGCCTTTACTGCATGGCTTCAACCATGGAATTCAACGACTGTCTCAAGGGGATTTGCTAATGAGCCACCCTGAGATTGATTTTAAAATCTGGCTTGAAGATAACCTGCCAGGAATGATAAAAGATTACCGCCATTTTGACGGCAGCCTTATTGTAATGTCAGACGAGCATAAAGATGAAATTTGCTACAACTTTTTGCTTAATTTTCGGTCTTGGTGGGATGACGTTTTGCCGCCTTGCGTAATCAAGCAGGCAGTGTTTTTAAGATACCTGTACGAGGAAACTGAAAACGAAGACATTTCTCTTATTTTGCGCGGGGACATTTATTTGTATTTGGAGCTTCATTTAAGCGATATTGTTAATGAAGTTTATAACGAGGTCTTTAATATCAAGTCAGAAGAGTTTGCAGGATATGATGTGGGACAATGAAGCGCCTTATTGATTTTAAAATGGACATACCTGACGGAGCGGCTGGCATTCTTAATGGCCTATTCTATAAGATAGGCAGCCACAATTTTAGCTTTTATTGGAACGGTGAGGAATGGCGCAAGAGCGACCACCACACGGCTAGGGTGACCGCTGCGTTAAAGGTTTGCAGGCACAGGTTTTCCTTTGACAACGGGGTGACCTGGTGATGAACGATAGAGATAAAGAATTAACCGTAATGGTAGAAGAGATTAACAGGCTTGCAGACCGGCTAATTGCTGACAGCTACGCCTTTAAGTACAAGGTAGCTAAAAGGCTGCTATTTGTTGCATCGCTAGGGGTTCTGGTTGCCTTTGTGACAATCTCCATGTACGCTTATTTAAATTAGATCGAGGTTTCCCCTGACCTTTGAAGTAGGCTTGGCTCACCTATGATCGCAACGAGCCACTCTGCTAATCCATGCGATTGCAATCCGGTAATCCATGATCAACAAACAATACACAACCAAGGGGGCATATTATGCATTAGCTATTTTAATCGCAGGAAACTAGCGATAGCCTTCGGGCTGGTGACTCAGGTTGGCCCGCCTGCCGCGACAAAGGGCATACCACCAAATGCATACCCTTCATGAAATATCATGATTTAAGATCATACAAGATAACCGGTACAATGCGCCCTTAATCAACGGTTGAGGTGTGACGTGGTACTGTACGGGATAATAGTAGTGGTAGTAGGATTGATGGCAATAGCAAAAGATGAATTCAAAAGAGGCTCTTAACAGAGTCTTTTTTTTTATGGTAAAATACATTAACCTTTACTGAGTAAAGAAAACTGATTATTATGTATAGGCCAACAGCGCAGAAATGCAAGGGGCAAACATGAAACAGTTATACATTAGCCAACGTATTAGTGATTGTATTGACAATGAATGGTCTGATTTATTGACCCAAATTGATAACATTACTCAAAACGTGATGGAGACTCCATCGGCCGGCAATCAGATAAAGGCAGCCTTGATTCTATGGGCTGACTCCGTAGACGTTAGAACCAGTAAACTACCCCCAGAAGATGTAGAGCTATTCGCTCATAACCCATCTATGGGCGTTTCTGTTAATTTTGGTGCAGAAGATTAAAAACCACAGGCCGCTACATGAATAACGACTTACCAAAGAAACCTGCGCATAGGCCGCTTATTCCGATTGATTGGGATCAGGTGGATGAGATGTGTTCTATTCAATGTACGGGCGAAGAGATTGCCGGCGTTCTTAGCATTGATTACGACACGCTGTCAAGGGCTTGCAAGCGGGAAAAGTTGTGTTCTTTTGCGGACTATATCGGACAAAAGAGGTCAGGCGGTAAAAGCTCTCTCAGAAGAAAACAATATAGTGCAGCAATGGAGGGAAATGCAACGATGCTTGTGTGGCTTGGAAAGAACTGGCTAGGCCAGACGGATAAGCTAGAGACTTTTAACGACCATCAGATTACAGCTTTTGAAGTGGTAGAAGATGAAGGTTAGGGCCAAAGGCACAAGCCCTCAAACCCAGTTAGTAAACAGTACGGCCAGATTCCCCGCCATGGTTGCAGGCTTCGGCGCAGGCAAGACACAAGCCTTAATGCTAAGAACTCTTCGCCTTATCTTTGGTGATGGGGAGGATATAGCCTACTACCTACCCAGTTACCCACTTGTACGGACAATCGCATACCCTAGATTTGGCGAGATGTTTGACGGCCTTGGCGTTCCTTGGAAGTTAAACAAGCACGAACACACCATCCAAGTTAATGGCAAGACGATTATATTCCGTACTATGGACAACCCCGATGCAATTGTTGGCTATGAGGTTGGGGATAGCATGGTTGACGAGCTGGACACGCTGCCTAGAGACAAGGCCCGCGATGCTTGGAATAAGATCATCGCCCGTAATCGGCAAAAAAAGAAATCAGGAACCAACACCGTAGCGGTAGGCACGACTCCCGAAGGCTTTAGATTCGTTTACGAGAAGTGGAAGAAGAACCCTACCGAATCCTACCAGCTGATAGTGGCCCCGACATACAGCAACCCCCACCTGCCTGATGGCTACATTGAGGCGCTTAGGGAAACATACCCCAGCAACCTTTTGCAGGCTTATTTAGAGGGCGAGTTCGTCAACCTAACGGCGGGCGTGGTTTATACCAATTATGATAGGAAGCTATGTGGCACTGACGCAGTAGCCCAAGAGCATGAGCCCTTACACATCGGAATGGATTTTAACGTCAATAACATGGCGGCAAGCATCCACATCATGCGTGGTGGCAAAGGGTACGCAGTTGATGAGATAATGGGTGCCGCAGATACGCCAGCAGTTATTGATATTATCAAGGCTCGCTACCCAAGCAATCCGGTAATCGTTTACCCTGATGCGAGTGGTGCAGCGGCAAGCTCTACGAATGCAAGTATGAGTGATATTAAGATGCTCAAGAATGCTGGATTCACCATAAACGCCCCGCGAAAGAATGGGCGGGTGAGAGATCGGGTGGCGGCGGTCAATAAAGCATTAAGTGACCCGAAAGGGAATAGAATGTATTATGTGAATGTTGACAAATGCCCGAATATTGCGCTTGGATTAGAGCAGCAGGCATATGATAAGAATGGGGAACCAGACAAGACGGGCAGCTTTGACCATATGAATGATGCCACCGGCTATTTCATCGTGAGACAGTTCCCTATCACATTTGATAGAATAATTACAGCGCCAACAAGGTGGAGTTAATGAGAAGCACAGACATTGAATATACGCATCCCGAATACGATAACAACAAGTATCGCTGGGAGTTCTTTTTAAGATCATATTTGGGTGGTGAAGATTACAAGAATGGTGGCTACCTAACTAAGTATTTAAACGAAGATAAAGACGAGTATCAGCGCCGGCTTGATTTAACTCCCATTGATAATCACTGTAAGAATCTGGTCCATATCTACAGCTCTTTTCTTTGGCGTGTGCCACCCGTAAGGCAGCTTAACTCACTGGCTAATGATGCATCTGTAATGAGCTTTATGAAGGATGCCGACCTAGATGGGCGCAGCTTTAATTCATTTATGAGGCAGGCTCAGGTATGGGCTTCAGTATATGGCAACGTCTGGCTAATGATGGATAAGCCCGCATCAAACGCAGGCACCAAGGCAGAAGAGCTTGATCAAGACATTCGCCCATATGTAACGATGTTCACCCCTGAGAATGTTTTTGACTGGAAGTACGAGAGGACACCTAGCGGCCGTTTTAAGCTCACATATCTGAAGGTGCGTGAGTCTATAGAGTTTATCAGCGACACAGAGAAAGAGGTCTTTT